CACCAACAGGTCCTGGAAAGTAAGCAGGCTGATCTGGAGCGAGCGCGAGAAGCGTGCCAGGAACATACACAGCTCTTATCAGAACTTGAGACTGCCCACACGGCCCTGGGCACGCTAGGCAAACCTCCTGCCATGTTCTACGACAAGGAAGAAGATGCCATACACCATAGAAGCAGTTTGTCTGCATTAGAAAAGCAGTTAGCGGACAAGACCGCTGAAACTGATCCCTACGGTGAGCAGATCTCCGACATGCAAGGACAGGCTCTACAAGTGGTCACATATGACACGCTAAATGAGCTTACTCGATTGCAAGAACATCAAGACTTCCTGCTCAAATTGTTGACCAGCAAGGATTCATTCATACGCAAGAAAATCATAGAACAGAATTTGAGTTATCTAAATGCTCGGCTCACACACTATTTAGACAGGATTGGCTTGCCACACACCGTGGTGTTCCAGAATGATCTCACAGTTTCAATCGAAGAACTGGGTCGCGAATTGGACTTTGACAATTTGAGTCGTGGCGAACGCAACAGGTTGATCCTTAGTATGAGCTGGGCATTCCGTGATGTGTTTGAAAGCCTATATCAGCCTATCAATGTGCTGTTCATAGATGAGATGATTGACTCAGGTTTAGATACTCAGGGTGTTGAAAATAGTCTAGCCTTGCTCAAACACATGAGTCGCGAGCGTCATAAGAGTATCTGGTTGGTCAGTCACAGAGATGAACTAGCCGGACGAGTAGAAAACATACTCCGTGTGGTCAAAGAGGGTGGGTTTACCAGTTACAACACGGATGTAGAAATCGCATGAGCAAAATTGTCAAGATAACTCCTACGCAACAGGTTTTTTCTATATCTTGGATACCACACATAAGATGCAACTATGATTGCATGTATTGTCCTGAGAACCGACACAACAACAACACCAAGTTTCCAGATCTCGATCGAATGAAAAGTCACTGGCAACAAATATTTGCCAAAACTCAACACCTTGGATTGAAATACAAATTAAACTGGTCTGGTGGAGAACCCACTGTGTGGAGAGATTTTTCGGCTCTAATCAACTGGCTTCGCTGTGAATACAATCAACACATACAGCAAATGGGCACTATCAGCAATGGCAGCGCCAGCACACAATATTATCTCAAACTGTTTTCAAGTCTGGACTATTTGTCATTTAGCACACATACCGAATACTTGGACGAACGAAAATTCTTCCAGACGGCACAAAAATGTCAGGAATATGCTTCGCATACCAACAAAAGTTTCATGATCAACATCATGGAAGAATATTGGGATCTAGATGCCAACAAAAGATTGATAGATATCTGCAAGGATAAAAATATAAATTTTCACGTCAGCAGAATCAGATACAATCTCCCGGGCACCAGAACCTATCCAATTTTCAAAGATAAAACCAAAGTCGCGGGTAACGAACAAGTAAACGAACAACTGGTGCAAGAAATTGATGATACCATCAAATCTTATTTGAATCTTCCCACAAACTTTATCGAAGAAGACAAAAATTACAACGCACAGATATATTATGACAACGGTCACCGGGTTAATATCTACTCGGCCAAGATGTATTTGTTAAACTTACATCACTTTCAAGGATGGCAGTGTCGTGCTGGATCGCATAGAATTTTCGTATTACCAGACACATCAGTATGGAGTGCCGAATGTCAAAACGACTTCTTGGGATATCTGGAGGATTCCAGTTTTCAAATCAAAACACAACCGGTCACTTGCCAACGAGAGGTATGCACCAACAACCCCGATGATATCATGACGGAGAAGTATGCCGTTTGATTATCAAAGCATATTAGAATATCAGCTGGAAATAACTAGCTACTGCAATGCGGCCTGCCCGCAGTGCCCTAGAAATGATCACGGGCATGGCATCAATCCCAGGATGCCACTGTGTCATCTAGAGAGATCTGTGATCGATCAAGCATTTGACGAAGAACTGTGCCGACGCCTGCGCCAAATATTCTTTTGCGGCAGCTATGGCGATCCTATCATGCATCCTGACTTTCTGGATATTCTAAGAGATTTTAGGAAAAAGAGTTCCACCCTGTGGTTGTATGTTCATACCAACGGCGGTGTCCACGATCCAGAGTATTGGGCAGAGATTGCTCAAATCATGGCCGGATACGGACAGATTGATTTTGGCATAGATGGGTTAGAAGATACTTTACACCTGTATAGAAAAAATGTAAAATACAGTCGAGTTATTGAAAACGCTCGGGCATTCATCAAAGCCGGGGGTCGAGCACAATGGAATTTCATAGTGTTTAGACACAACGAACATCAGATTGAACAGGTGCGTCAGTTGGGCCAAGACTTGGGATTTTTCAACGTGTTGATACGCAACACAGGAAGATTTTTTAATCACAAGACCATAGAAGAGATGTCGTCGTGGCCGGTCAAAGGAGCACCCGATTTAAAACCTCCCGAAGATCAACAGTATCAAAATCGCAGCATGATGCTGTTACCGCAGTTAAAAAAACAATACAATAGCATGCGTGATTATTTTGATTCTACTCCTATACAGTGCGATGCTTTAATAGGACAAAAAGTCGCTGTCAATGCAGAGGGATTGGTTTTGCCCTGTAATTTTTTCAATCATAATTTGTATGATCGTAGATTTTATGAACCCAATGTTCTTCCAGAAGCCAACGAACTCAGCACCGTGGATGGCAAAAATCAAGTAAGGACATTTTTAGAAACCTACGGGTTAGATCAGTTGAATATTAAACACAAATCACTGAACGAAATTTTTGATAATCGCATGTGGCAGGATCTAAAAAGCAACTGGAACAAAACACTGAGCAACGGACGTTTGTTCGAGTGTGCCATGACCTGTGGATCTAAGTTGACCAAGGTGTGGGATCAAGGAGGAAGTAAAAGATGAAATACATGATTACAGGCGGAAATCGAGGCCTAGGAAAACGCTTGGTAGAACACTACCAGGGCGACTGTTACAGCAGAACCACTACTGGGCACGATATCATACATCATAGGGCAGAGCTGGCCAAGCTAAGCCTGGATTACGATGTGTTTATCAACAATGCCTTTGATGGACCGTTCCAGGAAACCTGGGCTGATTTTGGGCAGGTCAAACTGCTGTTCGAAATCGCCGATCAATGGAAAACACAAAACAAATCAGGGTGGATCATAAACATTGGCAGCAGTGGCAGTGAAGACATAGTGGCCCCCGAACCCAGTTGGGAAACTTATCGTGTCAACAAAGCGGCTTTGAAACATCACAGCCTGCAGTGGACCCGGGCATTTAAAACCAATCAGGTGCCTTTTAGGACCAGCTTGATCACTGTGGACAGATTAGACACTGAATTGAGTCGCAGTCGGCCCAACTGGACCGGTAATGGAATAAATCTCGATGATGTAGTGCGCATGATAGATCTATGCTTGACCAGCCAACCAAACACCTGCGTGTCTGAAATTTTGGCTTGGGTCAACTTTGATCATAAACAATAGTCCATGTCATGGTTATTCGAAAGCAAAACTATTGAAGTGTTACCCGAAGACTGCGTGGGTTTTGTTTATTTGATCACAAATAACTTGACCGGCAGAAAGTATATTGGAAAAAAATTAGCAAAATTCAGCAAGACAACATACAAGACAGTAAAACTCAAGAACGGCAACAAAAAGAAAAAGAAAATACGTGGCAAAATCGAATCAGACTGGCAGACATACTACGGCAGCAACGAACAACTCAACAAAGACGTAGAACGCTTAGGCGCAGGCAACTTTACTCGCGAAATATTATACTACTGTAGGTCCAAGGCCGAATGTAGTTACATAGAAGCTCGCGAACAATTCTCAAGACGTGTGTTAGAAAGCGATGACTGGTACAATGGACACATTCAGGTGCGTGTGCATGGTAGCCATATCCGCAAATTAAACGACTCTGTTTGATCTGGGCACCCAGATCCACAAGGAGGAACGGTGAGATACCCGGTCCAGATGAGCTTGTGTGTCAAAGGCAATTGCTAACTTAAGGCAACAAATGGTTTGAGCTCTGTGAAAAAGACACAACTCATGCTTATAGGGCTTGGTTCTTCTCGAGTCA